ACTAGGCGCGGGAGGGTCTGCAAGTGTTCCCGTCTTGGGCCAGCGTTCTTCGCCCTCGATGTATGTTGTCGACGGGATCGCTTGCGTCATGTGCATTGTCGCGCCGCCCGTGTCGAACGATCGCGTGCGTCGCAGCGGGTCTGTTTCGTCCGCACCCCGCTTGACATACGTTACCGTTACGTCCCACACATCATCGGCAACGTGCGCGACGGTGTAGCTCTCGACCATCATCGTGTATTCGCCAACACCGTAGAAACGATTCGTGCTGAATCGCGAGTTGGCTTCCGCATGCAAATCAGAATCACTTCTATACCCAAACGCCCGCCACGTTTGCGTAACAGTCGATTCAGCGTTCTTGCCCTTGCGCTGAATGGTCGCGGAGCGACTGCCGTTGGTTTCGATCCACTGACCCATTATGAATACCTCCCGCCACCTTCAGCCGCGATCATGCCCGTATTCCTTGCCGTGTCTTCAGCGGCTTTCGCGGTGCGCTCTTGCAGGCTTGTGCCGAATCCCATGCCGAGCGCGGCATTCGCGCTGAACGTGCCAGCGATTTCGACTTTGCTTTGTGCTGCGTCTTGTGCGCCGCGGTTCGCGGCATCAACCGGCGAATCAGCCGCCCGACCGCTTTCAGACTCTTGCACCCGCTCCGTTGCTGTATCAACCTTCGCGTCATACGCGCTCTTTTGTTCGTCGCTGATCATGCCGCGCGAATGCAAATCGTGAATCTGTTCAGAGATCGTGCGCAGTTCATCCATTGAACTGGCAGTGTCAAGCTGATCGATCAACGTGTTGCCGGTGTTGCGACCCTGGCGTTCTGCGGTCTTTTGCTGCGACAGGCCCGCGGCACGATCTTCAGCCGCGACGGTTGCGGCGCGGCGCGCTTGCCTGTTCTGTTCGTTCTGATCAAGGCGACCCTGAGCGATTTGGTCTGCGTTCTCGCCCATTGCGCGGCGACGGTCTTCAGAGTCTTTCGCGGCTTGCGCGTTCTCTGCGTTTGCCGTGTCGAGTCGACTATTGATTCCCGGTCGTTCCTTCTGTCGCTGTTCCTTTCGCCCCGTCATTTCCGTATCGACTGCGTCAAGCGCAGCCTGCTTCGCTTCAGCGTCGCCAAAGATTCCGCTGATGCGTATGTAGGATTTGCGGATGCCTGCTTCAAGCGTGTCCCACATCGCGAGAATCGGATTGATGATGTTGTCGAAAGCACCCATTAACACCGCACCGAAAACGTTGAACGTTGCGGTGACTCCCGTCCACAGCGCATCCCACGTTTGCGCAATCGATGTGCCAAGATAAGTGAACGTGTTTTGGAATAGCGAAATCCACGGGTCGACATATCCCATCAAAGCCTCGACCCCGCGCAGCCAGCCCGCTTGCAGGCCAGCCCACAGCACATCCATCGCGCCCGCTAGATCACCGTTGGCGATCGCGTCGCGAATGCCGCTGAACGTAGTTGTCGCGGTGGAATACAGATCAGCGAACACAACGGACGAATCAGCGACCACCGTGTTGAAGGTTTCACCGATCGCCGCCCCCGCTGCGGTTGCCATGCTGCCGATACCAGACAGCGCGCCGGTGATCGCGCCCCCAAACTGGTACGCGATCCCGGCAGCAAGTGCGATCGCGGCACCGATCGCCGCAATCGGGGCTAGGGGGGCCAGCCAAGCGGCACTGATCGCGACCGCGCTGGCGATCGAGCCTGCGACCGCTGCCGCCGCTGCCCCAAGATATGTGCCAATAGAAGCAACCGCACCGGCCACAAATGCCCCGATCCCGGGCAGGCCAGCCGCGACCCATGCAATCGCTATTCGCCCCGCATTCGTCACCGTAGCGACTGCGGCAGCGGCAGTCGACGCGATATAGCGACCGACAGCCGCCGCGGACGATGCCGCCCATGCTGCGGTGGAGGGGATAAGCGTCGCAATGAACGTGCCAGCCATCCTGGCAGCGTTCCCGACAGTGGCAGCGGTTGCCGTTGACATTGCCGCAACGTAACGACCTACAGCGGTCGCGGTCGCGGTGGCCCACGCAACGACCGGGGCGACCATCTGGCTTGCCCATGCCGCTACGATGCGGGCTTTTGCGGCGACGGTGGCGGCGACCGCGGCAGCGGTGGAAGCGATGTAGCGACCGACAGCGGCTGCGGTTGCTGCCGCCCATGCCCCAACAGCTTGCGTCATACCGACCAATCCTGCGACCGCTGGCGCGACGGCAGACGCGATCGGTGCGAAGGCGCGGACAACGTCCCTGCCAATAGCCATCACCAGCGGAGCAAGCTGTGCGAACACCGCGCGAAGTGGGCCGACAGACAAAATCATTTTGCCGAATGCCGTCACGAAAGCTGACGTCATCCCCCTCCCGACGAATCGGGCGATCGCGTACTGACTCACGAAAACGCCGCGGAGCGCACCGCCGAATCGCATGAGCGGCGCAAGAGCGGAAGCGGAGAACCCGATAACCGCGGCCCCCGCGGCAGTCATGGCGCGAACGACAGACGTTCCAAGCAAAGTCATCGATGATGCCGCGGTTGAACCAAGCGAGATCAGAGCGGCACCGGAAGCATGTGCGCCGCCAATCAGACCTGGCACAACTGACCCAAACGCAGTGCCAGCAAAAAGAAACGCGCCGCCCATCGCGGCGATCGGTGACAACACAGCGGCAGCAACGCCGATCAACGCCCCGATCGCGGAACTGGCGAGCGATATCCCCGTGCCCGCGACAACCATCGCGGCACCAACACCGATCGCACCGGAAGCGATCGAGAAAAGCAGCGCGACCGTCTTCGGGTTCTGCGTCACGAATTTCGTGACAGCGTCGATGAAACCCGAGATCACCGGCACGGCACTTGCAATGGCAGGCCCGACAGCATCGCTGACCGCGATCGCGAGACGTTCAAGCGCAGCCATCAACGCGATGCCCGCGCCAGACATTCCCGACATGAGTTGTTTGAACTTTTCGCCAACTGGCAGCGCGCCCCTCATCGCTTCTTGCATATCCTCGAAACCTTCGACGCCCGATGACGTCAAGATTGCGGCGGCGCGGATCGCATCGCTTCCAAAAATCTCCCGCAACACATCATCCTGCGCCGTTTTGTCGAGGTTCTTCAACTGCCCGTTCAGAACGCGAATAATATCCACCATCGGCAGGATCTTGCCATCTGCGCCGCGGAACGATGCGACCGACAAACCAAGTTTTTTCATTCCACCGATGGCATCGTCTGTCGGTGCCATCAGTCGCAAGAGCATCGACTTGATTGACGTTCCCGCGTCGCTACCCTTGATGCCAGCGTTCGCAAGAATTGCAAGAGCGGCAGAGAGATCACCAATCTCTTGATTCGCCAGCGCAGCGACCGCGGATGACATTGAAAACGCTTGCGTCATCCCCTCGATCGATGTGCTTGATGCGTCCGCTGCCGCGCTCATGGTGTTTGCCGCTTCGCTTGCGGACACACCAAACACGTTCATCGCATCAGACATGACCACCGCGGCAGTCGCGACGTCGATGTTGCCCACACGCGCAAACTCGATTGCAGACTTTCCCGCGCCGCCTAGAACGTCATCTAGGCTCATGCCCGCTTTCAACAGTTCAAGCATGCCCTGCGCCGCTTCCGTTGGGCCGACCCCCATCGCTTGCGACAGTTGCATTGCAGACGCGCGGACGGAATCAAGTTCCGCTGCCGTCTTGCCCGTTGATGCGCGAACGTTCAACAGAACGTCTTGGAACTTCGCGCCAGCGACAACAGCGGCACCGAATGGCGCACCAAGAGCAAGACCGAAACCACCGATCGAGGAACCTACATTTGCGAGACTTCGACCCATCTGCCCGAGTCGAGCGTTCACACGATTGACGGCCCCGAAAAATTTGCGCGGGTCTGCGCCGATCTCGATATAAACGCCACCCTGTCGCACTCCACTGGAAGACATGGTGATCCCTTATTTATTCCAGTTTGGCCCGAGTAGCTTCGCGATTTCTTCGGGTGTTGCTTGGCGCGGTTTTGGTTTCTTTGCGAACGGGTGAAACTTCGCTGGTTCCGCTGCGGGCTTTGTGCTTTGTCGGTTGATGTTGTATGCCTGGCACAAGAGATTCGCAGTGTGCCACCAATCACTGTCTAGCTTGGCGTCTCTTGCAATACAGAGTTCTCGATATGTCCAGTTTGCGGGGTCGACTCCGATGATCCCGGCAGCTTCGTAGATTGCGCGCCAGACTGTTCGATCAGAGCTTCGACCGTCACGTTTTCTAGTTGCCCCTTCGCGTGATCCATCATGGTCTGTTGAACTTCGCTCATCTTGCGCGCCATCAGACCGACCATCACGCGGAGGGGTTTCGGGAAAAAATCGATCCATTCCTCCTCGACCACTTTTCGCGCTTCATCAAGCGCGTCGCCGCGAAGACCTTCCAAGAATTGATCGTGCGTGATCCCGCGATCCGTCAGTTGCTTCTCAAGCAAAGCGCAAAGCACTTCGCCAACAACGATGAACTGACTGCGAAGAACGGTGATGGTCTGGTTGATCGTTGCCGTGTCGAGCATGTCGAACGGAACTTCCTTCCCGCCCTCGCCCGCGACTTTCACGCTGGCTTTAACTCGCTTTGCCGCCTCGACATTGATCGAAACAAGCCACGGGCGACCTTGATCGTCGCGGAATTCCCTTGCCATTTAATACCTCAGTCCTGATCGCGCCAGCTTGCATTCCACCGTGAACGTCGCGACGCCATCCACGGGATCAGATTCAGAGACAGAGACAGGAACAGCGGTGAAAGACCAACCACCCGCGCCACCGCTGACACTGATCGTGTTGCCTGCAATCAGATCAGCCATAATGGTTCCTAGATCGGAACCATTGTTGATTTCTACAGACACGGTCGCATCCCATCCGACCGAGTGAACCGCGGCAGCGCGAACGCCAAATTCTTCGACTTCGATCGTCTTCGCTGCCATCTGAAACGTGACGTTCCGCGCGCTGGCTAC